ATGTACGCAGCGAGAAACGGGTCAATCGACGAGTTTCGGCAGGCGTACGACGAGCAGCGACCTGAACCCACCAGATACTTCCTCGATGCGCTCTCGAACCACGATCCACAGGCGCGCGTCGCAATCAGCAACTTCCTGCTTGATGAAGGCGCCGACGCGACGACAGTCGAGCAGGGCAACAGCGCGATCAACGTGATGCTGGGCGCGGGGGAGCATGACGCCGAACTCGAGGCGCCGCTTCTGCAGCGCTTGCTCGATGAAGGCGCCGACCCGAACCACCCGTCGCGCCGCGGGGACCTGCCGTTTTTGCAGCTGGTGCGGCTGCCGATGTTGACCAACGAGCAGAAACTTCCCCTCTTTCGGGTGCTGTTTGCCAACCCGCGCTTCGACGTCGACGTCATCGTGAAGCTGCGGGGCGAGCCGGTACCGCTGCGCACCTACATCACAGCTGTCGGCGAGGTTGTCGATCAGGCATTCGGTCAGGAACGCCCAGAAAACTGAACGTGCGAGGGCTTAGATGTGGTGTGGCTGTCACTGGGTGACCGCTACGCCACATCTAAGGCTGCTTGCTAGCGCTGGATCTCAAAGTAGGGCCGGAGAGACTCGAACTCTATGACGGCGTGTTGCTGACCTGCGTGAATGCGCGGTAATCCGAGGTCAGGGTCCAGATTTGGAACGGCGGGTATCGGGGAGTATCGGCCCGTTTCTTGGTCAACTTGGGCCATTTTTGGGCTGATTCTGAGCCCTGTCGCCGCCGCGCTGCATCATGGTCGGGTGATCACCGAGCAGCCGCCACCAGCCTGCCACTGCGGCAACGACTGGACGACGCGTGGCGGGCAGATCGTTGGCTGGCTGCCGTGCTCGTGCGCTGGCGGTGCGGGGCATCGGACGTGGGAGTGTCTGCGGTGTGGGGTGGTGTGGTCGCGGCCGCCGCATGTGGATCGGCGGCGGGAGGCTGGGCGGCGGGAGCGGTTCGAGCCGCCTGGCTAGCCGGCGCGCTTGATTCTGCCGATGCGGGCCTGGTCAATGCCGGTGAGCTGGGCGATGCGGTACGCGCTCATGCCGCCTGCGATCGCGGCGCGGATCAGGTCATCGCGTTCTGCGCGGGCCGTGCTGGCGCGCTCATCGGCGCGCTCGACGCGCTGTTGTGCGGCAGTGAGGTCCTGCTCGGTGGGCATGGGTGAAGTCTATCAGAAATTACTTGACTCAGGTCTTGCATTAATACTTGACCTTGGTCTAGTATTAATGTGTCAGCAAGACAGACCGAGCAGGAGCAAGACAATGGCAATGCAGGATGTGACCGAAGACGTAAACCGCCTCATCGAGAGCGGCTGGGACATCGATGACCTCAGCGCAGAGGTCCGGACTCGGTCCGGCTACGTCGGACGCATGATCAACGCAACCGATGATGGACGCTTCCTCATGGCGCCGCTGCTGGCAAAGCACTTGGACACCATCCCAGCGGCGGAGCCCAAGACGATCCCGAGCGAGCCGATGGCCACCGACCGCCAGATCGACTACGCAGTCAGCCTGCTCATTAAGAAGCATCGCAGCGGCGAGGGTGACGGCTTCATCGACGCTCGCGGACTCATCACCGGCGGCACCGTGGATAAGGGCGCGCTGCGCGCGATGACCCGCCGCCAGATCTCCTCCCTCATCGACAGCCTGAAGGGCAGCTACTAATGACGACACGTACCGAGGTCGGCGACACCGCGATGGTGCTCGGCGGCGGCGACAAAGCCGGGGTGCGCGGATGGATCCTCGCCGGACTCGGCGACGACGCGCAAGGCCTCGACATCGACGCGATCCAGACCGACCTGCTCACCGAATGGCAGCAGCTCGTCGATGCGTACCGGCCCGACTGGACCGTGACAGCGGCGATCGTCGTCGCACCAGTCGGGTACGAACCGCTCACCGACGACGAGCGGGCCGATCTACAGCAGGCCGCGGGTGACGCCCTGTGGCGCGTGGTCGAGCGCCACGCATCTTGACCATCCCGACGCGGCGGACGTACAGTCAGCCGCAGCACGAACTCCCCGCCCACCGGGGATGACCCGCTATTCGGTTGAGTTTCGGGATGCTCCCCGCCTGCGGGGATGAGCCAGTGTCATGTCGAACGCGACGGCAGGCTCCGAATTCCTCCCCGCCCAGCGGGGATGTGAGCGCGAAGAACCGCCCCAGCCCATAGCGGGCTGGGGCGGTCTCGTATCCCGAGGTAGCGGGGTCTAGGTGGGCGGTGCGTCGGTAGGCCCGGTCTCGTGCCTGCTGATGCTGAGGGTGTAAGCCCGGAACCCGCCGCTGTGCGGGAACCGGCAGCCTGAGTCAGGAATCCCCCGGCTTCAGCCGTTGGGGGAGGATTCAACGCTGGTAGGTGGCGTGACCGTGACCGTCTCGGTGACTGTCGGCGGCACACACGACCCGGCGTCGCGGGTCGAGGTCGCACCCGTCGCCGGGTCCAGGTAGGTCGCTACCCACCGGCCGGTGGCCTGGTCGCACTGCATGTCGACCTGGCCCGCGCCCTGCGGACCCTGCGCACCAGTCACGACACCAAGATTCACAGAGGCCCCATCAATGGTCACGACGAGCTCTCCTGCCGCGTTGAGTTGGAAACTGATCGACGGAGGCGAACACGGATCGCAGTCCTGCCCGTCCTCCCCGTCGGACGGGGGCGGGCCAGAGTACGGCGCGCCGTCTTCGCCAGACGGCCCGGCCGAGCCGGTCGGGCCGCTGGGGCCGGCTGGGCCGGGCTGCTTAACCTGCGCCTCCACCATCGCCAGCTGCTCCGCCAATGCCTCCAGCGCGGCCTTCAGCGCCGGGTCGTCGGTGGACACACCAGCGATCGCGGACTTCAGGTCGGCCGCGGTGAGCGGCACTCCCGCGGCTTGCTGCGCCGCGAGGAAATCTTCTAGTTGCTGCGCCTGCGTTTGCTGCGCGGCCTCCTGCTCACTGAGCGCCGCGGAGATGTCGGCGCTCCGATCCTCAGCGATGCTGCCCCGCAGATCCTGCTCGCGGTTGGTGAAAAGGTTGTATAGGACGCCTCCGATGATCAGCATGATCACCGCGACGATCAGCCCGTCTTTGAGCCGGTCTCGCCGGAAGCGGCGCTCCATCGCGGCGACCCGCTCTCCGAGCCGCGCCTCCTGCTCGTCTCCGAGCCGACCCACGAACTCGGCCGCGGTCTCGCGGGCTTGCTCGCTATCGCTATTCACGGCCGACTCCACGCAGCTCAGCGATCTCGCTGTGAAGCTGATGGTTCTCAGCCTCCAGCCGCGCCACCTCGCGCTCCAAAGTCCGCACCTTCGACTCCGACAGCTGCCGGTATACCTCGAACTCGCGGCGCAACGACTCGATCTGTCCGCGTGATTCAGCGCGGAACCGCTCAAACTCTATCCGCAGATCCATGTGCACCTCCATCAACTCGTCACGCTCCTGCTGCAGCTCATCCCTCCAACTACTCAGCGTCTCGATCTGAGTCAGCAAACTCGTCACGTAGTCCCGCGCCCAATCCGGCGCTGCAACCGGCTCCGCAGGTACAGCGGCGGCCGCGGCCTCCTTCTGCTTGCGTCCGTACTGCCAATAGGCAACGAGAACAGCCGTGAGCGCCGTCACGAGCACGCCGAGAAAAGTCCATACCTCCGGGCTCACAAGCGGTCCTCCCTGGGGGCAGGGAGGTGTTAGCCCTCCGGGGTCTGCTCGCTCGGCACCACGTCGACCGGTGTGCCGGCCGGCAGTGCGGACGCCTCGCCTGCGACCGTCTCGCCGGTGGTGGGGATGGTCTCGGCGGCGATGCTGCTCGTCGGCGTCACCAGGCCGCGCAGGTACGCGCCCATGCCTGCGGTCGCGGCCGACGTGGCGAGCGTGCCCCACGCCCCGATCAGCGCCACCGTGGGGTTGTCGGCGCCGAGCCCGCCGACGCCCATGCCGCCGAAAAGCAGCGTGAGCGCGACGAGGACGGCGCTGATGATGAGGACCGGCTCTTTGCTGCGGGTCACTACTCCCCCTTGGCGAAGTCGACGCCGAGCTTCTTCGCGATCGCGTTGAGCTTGCCGCCGAGCGTGTGGGTGACTGGCGTGCCGGGAGTGCCGGCCCACGTCACGCCGCGCTGCTCCTGGGCGAGGTCGGTAAGCGTGTCGATCTTCCCCGCGATGGTGAGCGCGCGGGGCGTCCCGCCGGCGTTGGGCGGGCCGCTGAAAAGCACCCCGTGTACTTCGCGCAGCATCTTGTCCTGCTCTGGTGTCATGTCGTCGTCCTCTCGTAATCCGCCACCGGCGATGAGCGCGGCGGCCTTGCTCCGGATCGGCGGCATGTATCCACCGATGTCGACTTTCCGTTTCGGGGCGTACTCGCTGTGCGCGATGCACCAGCGCGATGCGTCTTTGCCGAGCGCGGCCGCGACAGCCGCATTGACGCGCGGCAGCATCGCGAGCTGCGCGTCAGTGAGGGTCGGACCCCCCTCACACTCGATCCCGATCCAGTTGGGATTCTCAGAGACGCCGAGGTAGGACCCGATGCCGCCGTGGTTCGCACTGAGCGCCGCGACGAGCATCACGTACCCGTCGACATCCATGTACAGATTCGCCAACGGCCCCGCGAGTTTGGAGTGGCCGTTGATGATGAGCGCGAGCGACGCGCGCCGCGCCGGGAACCTCAGCGGCGAGACGATCCAGTGGTTGATGAGTCCGCCGCGGCCCGTCAGCGGTAGATAGCCGCGTGAGCCCCACTTGTCCACCACGCCGAACGGCACGCCGAACCGCGCCAGTTGGTCGGGGACGCGCAGCATCGGCGACGGCGCGGTGAGCGTGCGGATCTTCCCGGACCGCACCGGGTCCTTGGCGGGGTCGTAGTCCTCCAGATCGGCGCCGAGCGGGATCGCGTCTATCTCGGCGATCGTCGCCGGGTCGAGCGGGTCCAGGCCCCACTCTTTCCAGGACCATCCCGCGGTGCGCGGGTCGAAAGCGAGCGGAGCGCTCATGCGTGCCTCCAAAAGCGGAATGAGTAGAGCCCCGCACGTCGGCGGGGCTCGTCGGGGAGTGGGCGGTTAGAGCAGCTCCAGCTGCAAGCGTGAGTAGCGGCCGGTGGGTGAGGTCGTCATCGTGCCGTTGTTGGTGTGGTAGACCTCGACGCGGAAAGACTGCCCGGGCGCGAACGTCTCGCGAGCGCTGACTTGCAAGGTGCGCATCTGGGTGGACATGAGCGGGTACCGCTCCACGCCCAGCAGCGTGCCGTCGTTCTTGACGATGCGGATCTCCACGAAGCCGGTCGCGTGGCTGAACTGAGCCGCGACGGTCGCGTTGATCTGCCACCGGCCAGGCCGCGGGGTGATCGTGCCGGCCGCGTCCTGTTCGGCGCGGTACCCGTTGAATCCCGACCAGACCACCGGCGTCGCGGTCGCTGACGCGACGGTCAACGCGTTCACGGCGTAGGACCGCGCCTCGACCGGCGCTTCTGCCGGGACGATCCTGTTCCCGCCGCTGAGCGAGTCGAATACCTCGACCGCGGTGACTAGCCCGTACCCGCCAGTGATCCAGTTGAAGTACGACTGCGGGCCGTAGTGGATCCGCATCGGGTTCGGGCCCTGGTTCTCCCACCGCAGATTGATCAGTTGGTTGAACCGGCCAGCGAACGCGATGCGGTACCGCTCGTACTGCGCGCCCTCGATCGAGGTCCCGATCCACGTGTTCGCGCCGGGTCCGGCTTCACCGGACGGGCCGTTGAGCATGACGATCTGCCCGGCGTTCGGGTCGTCGACAGCACCCCACGTGTCGCTGAGCGACAGTCGGCCGTTCAGGAAAAGGTTGGACTGGACCCAGCCGGGATAGTTCTCGTGCGCGCTCGGTCGCAGCACGAGGTTGCGGTGGTTTCCCCACAGCGACCCGAGATGCACCGTGTTATGCACCCAGCCCTGCCCGCGACCCTCGCACACCATGCCTTCCTCGAAGGCCTGGATGAAGTCGAACCCGACCTGGCACGTGTTGAGGTTGACCAGCCGCACGCCGATCGACGCGCCGTCGAAACGCTTGGCGGCGAGGTTGGTGCGGTTGACGATGCGCGGGAGCCAGATCTCCTTACGGGCCACGACCGCATTCGACTCGTCGCCGACGAGCACCGCGGTCCCGGTGCCGTAGTAGGCGATCGTGGCCGCGCGTCCGTCGACGGCGCACTTGATCTGGATGGTGCCGCTGGTGCGGTAGGTGCCTTCGGGAAAGTACAGCGTCGCGTCGCTGCCGGCGGCGAGCGCGGCGTTCGCTGCCGCCTGGATCGCGGCGGTGTCGTCGGTCGTGCCGTTGCCGATCGCGCCGTACTCCTTGACCGAGTACCCGCGGCGGTAAGCCTGATCGAGCGCGGCGCGCGTCTGCGTGCCGGTCTTTACCCACCCGGCGGTGGCCGCGTCCGTGCCGCCAGGTGCGCCGGGCTCGCCGCGCGGGATCGCGAGATCCAGGCGGTACTGCGCGTCGCCGAGCTCGGTGAGGGTCGAGGTCGCGTCCGCTTCCGCCGGCAGCGTCGAGGTCGAGCCCTGCACCAGACGAGCGGGCAGGCCGGGGTCGCCTTGCACCATCGGAGTACCGGTGAGGGCGCTGGCCTGCATGATCTCGTCGAGGCGCTGCGTCGCAGGCTCGGCAGCGACGAGGATCGGGAACTCGGCTCGCACTCGGCGGCCTTGCAGGAGCTTGACGGTCCACGTCCAGCCCTCGCGGGGAGCGATGAGCCCGACGCCTGGCTTGCCGTGCAGGTCGACGAGTACGCCGTCGGTGACGCGAGCGCGCACGGGCGAGTCGAGCAGTACCAGGCCGGCGCCAGGGTATCGTTCCCACGCCGGCGGGGCATGGAACTCGACGTCGAGGGTGAGGGGGGCGCCGTCTGCCTGCGTGTCGGTGTCGCCCAGATTGCCTGTGAGCGCGACGATCTTGTCGCACACGATGCTCACGTGACGGACGGTCGATGGCAGAGCGGCGGTGCTGGGTGCAGTCATGGCTTAGCCGACCTTCGCGATCGAGACGAGCACTTCGAGGGTCCGGGCGGTCCCGGACCCGTTATGGGTTGGGAATTCGAGGACGGCACCAGCGGCGAGGTATACGCCGGCGAGGGCGGCCGATGCGAAGATGCCGTCTGAGGAACGGGTGCCGATGGTGTACATCGAGGACTCGCTTGGATAGACGGCGCGGGATCCACCGGCCGCCGTATCGACAGCAGCTTGCGTCGCGACGCCGATGTTGGCGAATCCGCCAGCGCCGAGGTCGCCGCCGGCTTTCCACGCGGCGGTCACGACGTAGAGACCTGCTTCGCTGATGGTGATCGCGCCGGCCTTCGAGTTGGGTGCGGCGGGGGTGGCGTAGACGGCATCGGATGCTGCCGGCGCGGCGCCGCTCGTCTGCCGCACGAACGCGGCGAGGCGCGGCGAGCCGCTGAATGAGCTCTGGTAGCTGCGGTAGTAGCCGTACTTCGGCTGGACGCCGAGGGCGGTGCGTGCGGCGGCTGCGGTGGTGCTGCCGGTGCCGCCCTTGCTTAGGGGCAGTACGCCGGTGCTGTTGGCGAGGTCGATCCCGCCCGCGTCACCTTTATCGCCCGGGGCGCCCTTGTCGCCGGTGACCAGTCCGAGGTTGACGCTGTACGGGCTGGCCGGGGTGCCGTCGCCGGTGATGGTGACGGTAGGGGTGCCGCCGGCCGCGATCTTGGTGACGTCGCCGGCGCGCATCTGCGGCTGCGGACCCTGTAGTCCGACATCGCCGCGAGGGATCACGAAATTGAGCACGTAGGGTGCGGCGACGCTGCCGACACCGCTCCACGTGATCTGTGCGGACGAGCCGGGCGCGCCGGTGGTGACGGTGCCGACCGTGACGACCGGCCGGTCACCCTTCGGTCCCTGCGGGATGCCGATCTCCAGCTCGGGCTCGGGTGCGCCGCCGACAAGGCGAGCGGTGCCCAGCGAGCCGGGCGGCAGCGTGGTGACGCGGCCCATCGTGATGCCGGTCAGCGCGATCCCGATCATCGCCGCCGGCACGATTACCGCGTCCTCGGCCTTGGTGTACGCCAGGTCGCCGGTGTCGCTGCCAGCGGGCGTCGGCACGGCGATGGTGCGGACGCTGCGAGCGCCGGGCAGCCGCACCGCGAAGGCGCCGATACCCGGTGCCAGGTCGGGTTCGTCGGTGACCGGTACGACGATCGACCAGTCGCCGGTGTTGGGGTCGACCGGGGTCGTGATGGCGCCGTCGACGACGGTCACGTTGTCGGCAGCGTCGGTCTGGGTGACGGTCGCGAAAAACTCGACCACACCGAGGGCGGGGGTGCCGTCGAGCTCTAGGGCGCGGCCGTACACGCGGCGGGTGGTCACCGCGGGCGCGAGGGTCATCGTGCTCATGCGGGCGCCTCCGGGAGCTCGTCGATGCCGATCGGGTCTGTGCCGGCGGGAATGGTGACGATGCGCGGCCCGCCGGGCAGGCCGCGGATGCGGTAGCGGGCGGCGGTGCCGGCCGGAAGCGCGACGCCGGCGCCGCGGGGGCCGACCGGCACGGTGATGGTGCCGTCGCCGTAGGTCGCGGTCGTGGTGGTCTCGTGGATCACATCGAGCGCGTCGATCGCGACCTCGGCGACATCGGTCGCGGGCGCGTCGTCGTGGGTGATCCGGTCGATGCGGATCTCGCGGCGCGTCACCGTGCCGCTCGTGATGATCACTGCCCAGCCGCCAACAGCTCGTCGATGCCGATCGGGTCATCGCCTGCCGGCACGGTGAAGACTCGCGAGCGCTGCCCGTCGATCTCGGCGACGTAGCGTGCGGGGGTTCCGGCGGGCAGGTACACGCTGGCCGGCGCGCCGACGGTGATCTCGACGTGCTGCGTGCCAGGCCACATGAGTGCGCCGCCGCCGAGGTCGAGACCGTCGAGCATGTCCACGGTCAAGCTCTCGCTCGCGTCGATACCGGTGACCTCGCGCATCACGATGTCGGTGTCGGTCTGGTATGTCGCCATGAGTCCTCCCATCACCATTGGCCGATCGCTGCTGAGCGCCGGCGGATATAGGCGCGCGCGAGCGCGCCGCTCGGACCCATACCGGACGTGCAGCGGAAGATCGGCACCCACCGGTAGCGGTCTGGCGGCAGCGTGAACGGATACATCATCGAGCCGCTGAACGTGGCGTCGTCGCTGTTGAGGGGCTCGGGCTGGCCGAACATCGTCAACATCCCGCCGCCGCTGGCTTCTTGCGAGCTGTCCCAGTAGAGAGCGCCGTCAGATACCCGATATAGCCGGAAAGCCATGTCGATGCGCTGGATCGCGACGCCGCTCTCACGCAGCGTCGCGGTCGCGTAACACATCCACCACACGACCGCGCGGCCGCCGGCGTGGTCCCAGGTGATCGACTCGTTCGGCGGTGATCCCCAGATGCTGACCGTCGACGGCGGCTGCGTCGGCACAAACAAAGCGTCGTTCGTGGCCATCGCGCCGCCGAAGATGATGCTGGAGACCGGCGTCATGTTCCCCGACAACGGATTCCGCACCGACAGCGCGTAGCCCTCGCCGTTGAGCTGGGTCTGCAGCTGCCCGTTGGCGGGGTTGAAGATCCGGATGCCGCTGTTCGGCTCCCACGAGCCGACCGCGCGGTTCTGCGCGTCACGCTGGTAGATGCCACCCGGCGCGAGCTCCACCCGAGCCGTGTTCACCGGGCCGGTCGCGACCGTGCCGCCCTCGACCCGCTTGCCTTTGAGCATGTCCACGGTCACCACGACCGCGGTCAGCTCGCCGATCCACGCCGAGTCGGCGACCAGCGCGGCACCGAGCGCGTTGACGATCTCCGGATCGTCGGCCACGCTCCGAGCGACGATGCTGGACTTGGCCGATGGGGCGGATTCGTTGCCGGTGTGGTCGACCGCGATCAGGTCGAAGTAGTACCGCTCGCCGCTGGTGCGTTGCAGCGCGAGCACGAAGTCGCCGTCGGTGACGCCGGCGATCGCGCCCAGCCTGGCCGGCGTTGGGTTGTCGGGGTTGGTGCCGTAGTCGCGCACGATGATCGCGCGCAGATCTGGCGGCATGTCGATCGGGTCGCCGGTGTTCGGGCCGACGCCCTTACCGTCCCACCGCACCATGATGGTGCCGGCCGACGTGCTCAGCACCGGCGCAGTCGGTGAATAAGGCGCTTCGGTGTCGTCCTCAACGTCGATGACGATCAGATCGCTTGGCGCGCCGGCGATCCCAGCCGGAGACACGGCGCGCACGGTGTACTCCCACCGCGCCGCCGGCTCCAGATCATCGAGCGTGATCGTGGTGACGTCACCCGGCACGGTGCCGACGAGCCGCGCACTCGCCTCACCACTCGTGCGGCCGAAGATCTCGTAGCTGCCGACCCGCTCCATCACATTGCCAGCGACGTCCTCGACGACGGCAGGCCAGCTCAGCTGCACCGCGCCACGCACCCGCCCGGACACATCGAGGTAGGTGCGGGTCGAGCGGACAACCGCGCCGACTTTCGCCGGCGTCGACGTGTCAGGTCCGGGCGGGCGCGGCGGCATACCGTCACCGCCGGCGACCCCAGCCCCTTCCAGCGCGAGATCCGCGCGGCGCTGAATCTTCGTCAGGATGCCGTCCAGACGCGTCCCAAGAGTCCAATGCCACGTAACCTCGTCGGCCTCCAGTCCGAATGAAGTGCCGACAACATCGACCGCCTCGCGCCCCTCGTCGGTCTGGATGAGCACCCGGTCACCGTTGGCCACGTCGAGCACCGGTAGCCGACCACCCGCCGCGTTCGACGACGCGCGGGTGTACTGGGTCCGCGGCTTCGCGCCAGGGATGAGGAGCCGGTCGGCGTACAGCTGCGCGGTCGCGTCGACCGACACCGACCCTTGCGAAACAGTGCGCACGATGCGGCCCAAAGGCGCCACCGGGTCCGTGCCAGCGAAAGTCCAGCTCTTGCCGTCATCACCAACCACGTCAACGTCAGTGGCCATGTCCACCAACGTCGACTTCTCGGGCGCGTCCGTGCTCGTGGCATCTCGCAGCACTACCGGATTGCGACCCGTTGACCGGTCACGCAGCATGGTGCCTTCGCGGTAGATCCTCAGCTCGAGGCCCTGCCATTCGTACTCGCACAGACCGTTGCGGACCAACTGTGCGAGTACCTCGGCTATTGAGCGCTGCGGCGGGAGCGTGATCGGCATCGATGTGGTCCACGGCTGACCGGCTGAATCACGGTTGCCGTCGAAGTTGATGACCAGCGGCGCGAACCAGCGCAGACCGTTCGCGCTCTGCCGCGCCTTGCCGTTGACGATGAGCGCGCGCATGAGCGCGCCGGCGTTCGTGGTGCCGATGGCGCGGTTGCCGTCCTTGTCCTCTTTACCGATGGTGCGACCGACGATCTCGCCGCCGAGGACGTACCCGATGCTGACCCCATCGATCTGCCATAGCCGGATACCACCGGTGCGGTTCCACCCACGATTCATCGTGAAGAACCGAGCACCGGCAGGCTCTACCCATTCGCCGAGCTCCACACCGTCGATGCTCGCCGTCTCCACGCACCACACCGCCCCATCGCGATCGATGAGGCTGCTACGCGTGGCGTCGGCGGCGTAAGACACCATGCAGGTCGACAGGTCTAAAGCTGGCAGGTCAGCGCGGACGCTCGACGGTGACGGGATGGACCCGATGCGCTTACCTTCGAAGGTGCGCGCGACGAGCCGCACGGCGAGCTGGGGAGGCGGTTTGGTCACAGGTATGCCCTCCGCGCGTTCAACCGCACGCCCTCGACAGTCGAAGTCCAATCCACGGCTGGCTGCAACTCGAACCCGCCCGGACCGGTCTCGACCCCCGCGAGATCCTCAACGCCACCAGCCCACGCATGAGGGTTGGCGACGATGAAAGCGGTCTCGTCAGCCGGTTCGATGCGCACGTACTGCCCGACAGGGACATCACCCTCATAGCGGATCCACTGACCGGTGATCTGGTCGCGGATCCGCACGCGAGTAGCGACACCTTGGCCAGGGGCCATGAACTGCGGGTCGGCGATGGGGGCCGACCCGCCGCGCAGCGCGCCCACTGACGCTTCAGTGACAACGATCGGAAGGTCGTCGCGCCAGAACGGGTCGAGCCGCTCCAGCAGAAACGTGGACCGCCAGCACGCCGGCGTGACTTCCTCGTCTCCGCCGCCCGTGCACTCGACCATGGTCGTGAAAGACGGGCCGTCGACGGCCGGAGTCATACGAAGCGTGACGGGCTTCTGACGAGACCCGAATAGCGCTTTGACCGCGGCCATATTCGCCCACGTCTGCCCGAAACCTTCGTGCTCACCGGTTACCGGGCTTACGTCCGAGACCAGCATGATGATCGCCGCGCCCGCAGTGCCCCATTTTCCGCCCGGCGTGCTGAATTCGCCGTGACGGTTACGCGAAGCAAATCGCACCGAACGGGCCGAGGGCAGCGCCGAAAGCTGACTAGCAGTCTCCAGGCTCACCGTGTACGGCTTCCAACCGTCGCGCGACTCGCACGGGTGATCCAGCGGCACGTCGTCGATCGCAAGTCGACGGTCCAGACTCACACCGCCACCGCCAGCCGCGCCGCCTCAGCGCCTTCGTCTGCGAGCTCACTCGCAGTCCGGGTAATGGCCGTGTCGATGTACTGGTTCACGGTCACCGCCCTCGTGCCCTCCCTGCCTCGAATGCGCTCACGTGGCAACGCGATACCGACGCGCGACTGAGGAATCGGGTCCAGCGCCGCCTTAGCCACGGTCTGGGCGGCGGCGCGCACCGCCGACGCCTGGGACTCGATACCGATCGCCAGACCCTCACCGACCTGCTCGCCGATCCGCATCGTTACGCGCGACGGGCTCGCGACCTGCGCAGCGCGCTTCATCGCGCCGGCAGCAGCGTTCGCCACGTTCGCCGCCGCGTTCGACACGGCCCTCGCCTGCGAGGCGATGCCGCGAGCGAAACCCGCAGACACGTCAGAGCCGATCGAGTAGCCGGGAGTTGACCGCCAGATCGCCGCCACACCGTTCGCCTGCGACGACGCTGCGCTCTGCGGCGCATTCGTCGAGAAGGTCCGGTAGAACAGCAGAATCGAGTTCGTTGACTGTGACGCGGATGAGCCCCACGCCCACGCCGACGACTGCGCCGCAGACGAGTTCGCCTGCCCCGCAGACGATGCAGCGTTCCGCATCGCCTGACCCGTGCCGTTCGCCTTCGCGTCAATCCCCAGTAGGGCCGCAACCCACGACTGGTTCGACTGGCTCGCAGCCGACTGGTTCGCGGCCGCCGCCGACTGCTGGTCGCGCTGCTGGTTCGCCGCCGTGCCGGCGGACTTCTGGTCAATCCCGAAGAGCGATTCAAGCCATGAGTTCTTCGCCTTCGCCGCCGAGTCCGCGCCCGCCTGACCCGCACCCCAGAACGAGTTCGCCTGCACACCAGCCGTGCCGGCCGACTTCTCATCGATCCCGAGCAGCGCAGCGACCCAGGAACCCCTGGCCGTGTTTGCTGACTCGCCGGCCTTCTGAGCACTGATGCCCCAGATCGAGCCCTGCTTCTGGCTCGACTCTGCGCCCTTCGCGTCGATCCCGAGCAGGGCTTCGACCCACGATTTCTTCGTAGAGTCGGCAGCCCCCTTCGCTACGAGTCCGATTCCAAGGAAGTTGTTCTGCGCCTTCGGCGCCGCCGCCGCGCCGTAGCTGATCATGCCGTCGAACGCGTCAACCCACGACTTCTTCGCGCCGCCCGCCGAGTCGGACGCGGCTTTGCCGAGCTGCGGCCACATCTTCGCCTGACCGTCCGCCGACTTCTTAGCGCCGGAATCGGCCGCGCCCCACGCATCAACCCACGCCTTCGCGGCATTACCGGACGCCGCAGTGCTGTCGTCGGACTTCTTGCGCTCCATCTTCGAGTACTCGACGCCCAGCATGTCCCAAAACGCGACCTGTGCAGCCTTCTTGTCACGGTTGGCCTTCGCCTGCTGCTGTGCGCTGATCTGGGCGTTGATCTGCTCTTCGGACATGCCGCGAGCAGCGAGCTCGGACTTCTTGGCCGCGAGATCCTTCTCCAGCTGGAGCAGGCCAGCCTGCTTCTCTTTGATGGTGTCGTACTTCGCGCCCGAGTATTTCTTGGCGGCCTCGTAGTCGAGGGCGTACAGCTCTTTGAGTGCCTTGTTGAACGCCTGCTGGTCGGCCAGGTACTGCTTCGTCTTCCGCTTGTCTTCCTCGCTGCCGCCGTAGGAAGCCTTCCCCGCGACCACTTGAGCGAACGGGTTCTTTCCCTGAGCGAGAAGCGTCGGATCGAAGTACCGATCCCCAGCCTTCATCTTTTCGCCGGTGGCCTTCTTCCACGTCCCCCAGAACGTCTCGGCAGCCATCTTCGCCGGCGTAACAACTGCCGCCGCAGCAGCAGCGCCGAGTCCGCCCAGCGCGCCGGTGAGCCAACCGCCCGGCAGCTTGCTGCCCGCCGCAAAACCGCCTGCGAACGCCTTGCCGATGTTGCTGCCGTAGGTCGACCATTCGCTCTCAGCCTTCGGGTTCGTGAGGTTGTCCCAGATCGCGCCACCGGCGACTGCAGCGCCAAGCCCAGCCGTAAACCAGCCCCCTCCGCCTCCGCCTCCGCCTCCGCCGCTGGAGAGCGCCAGAGCAGCGAGGAACGCCGCGATCGCAGCAGGAACAGGGCCGAGCGCATCCACCACGTCAGCGACAAACTCGGCCATACTGGCCAGACCGCTGGCGATCGTCGGTAGCACCGCCGCGATGCCTTCCAGCACCTTCCCGCCGATCCGACCCAGGCTCTCCAACGTGCGGCCGATCGCGGGGCCGCTGGCCTCCAGCGCCTCGAAAACCTTCTTCACGCCGGGCCCGATCGCCTGCAACGTGGGCGCGATGTACTTGCTCAGTGCGTCCAGGAATCCGCCGAGGGGCGGTGCGATGTCGGCGAGAATGTCGCCCAGCACGTCCACCGCAGGCTTCAGGTTGTCGATCACCTTCGCCGCGAACGGCGCGAACGCCTCGGCGACCTTCCCAGCGTTCAGCGCGATCGTGCCGACCAGACCAGCCAACGCCGCACCCACCGGGGCGAGCGCGTTCGTGATCTGCGAGACCCCGGCGAAGAAGTTCTGTAGCGCCGTCTGACCGTCGAAACTCTTCGCCCATGCCGCCATCTGGCCGGTGATGTCGTCGATCCGCTTCAGGAAGTTGCCGCCCGACGCGGACGCGGCCGAGAAGATCGACCCGAGCGTCGAGCCGATATTGCCGAGAATCGACCCGATGCTCTTGAACGCTTCGATGCCGTTGTTGATCCACCGGTCCAGCTGCCCGTTGGCGACGATCCGGTCGACCCACGTCGAGAACCGCTGGCCGGCGTCTGTGAAACCTCGCCCCAACCGCTCGAAGAAACCCGACGCGCCAGCGGAAAGCGACGCGAAGCCCTGGAGGAAGCCGGAGAACCCTCCAGACGCAGCAGACAGGCCCTTGCCGGTGTTACCGAAAAGGGTGCGGATCGCGTCGGCCATCTTCGGCGACCCGAGCGTCTGCATCAGGCTCTTCGCGGCGTCGTTCAAACCACCAGCGACGTCCTTGAACCCGGATCGCAACGCGGGCAGCAGGTTCGTCTTCCAGCGGCTCAACTCGCGACCCAGGCCCTGGAACAGGCGCTGCTGCGTGTCCATGCGGATCGACGTGAAGATGTCCTTCATGCCGACGCCGGCCTCGACGAACTCCCGAGCCGAGGGTGCGAGTTTCGCTAGCGCCTCCGCGTACTTCTCCGGGTCGCCGCTGTTCTTGAACGCATCGAGGACACCCTTGGCGCCGACCGCCATAGTCGCCAGCACCGCAGCGCCGCCGGCAAGCGCCGCAGGGATCAGCGGAGCGACACCAGCAGCCTGAGACAGCGCAGCCGCAAGCGGGACGGCCTGAGCCGCCATAGCCCCAATCCCCGCAGCCGCAGTAGAAGCAGCGACACCGATCGCGCCGATCTTCACCACGCTGCCGGTGAAACGGAACGCCCCGCCAGCGAGGCCTGTGATGCCCGACTGGATCTTCGAGCCAACTCGCCGCAGAGAGTCCCGGTCGACATCGACACGCACTTTCGCCGGGTTCGCGGCCAGCCACGCATCCACGCGACGCTGGGCGTCCCGCACGTCGGCCTCCGCGCGCGCCAACTGTGTACGGTCGGCGCGGAGCCCGATCTCGGCGCGCCGCTTCGCCGAAGTGAGCCGGTCGTACGACTGCTGCAGGTCGCGGACGGATGCGGCGTCTTTCGCGTCCACCGCGGCCATTTCCCGCGTCGTCGCGAGCATCCGATCCCGCAGGTTCGCGATGTCCCGCTCCGTGTCGCGGACCTGGCGCCGCGACCGCTCGACGTCCCGGCTCGCCTCTTTCAGCCGGTTAGACACCGCATCGTCAACAGCGGGCCCAGCAGCATCGACCACGGCACGGCGGATCGTTGGCTTCGCGCGCGTGAACGCCCGCTCCATCGACTGCGTGACCCGCGGCGTGAATCCTCGATCCAGATCGACCTTCGCTTCGAACGGACGCGACAGCTGCGCCTCTATCCGCTCCCGAAAACGCCCCAGCTCAGGGTTGACCTTGACCTTGAAGTCACCGATCTTCGACAACTTCGCCCGCAACTCGGGCGCGAACCGCGTGGTGTCGGGGAAGACGCGGATGGACAGTCGAGCGATCGGGGTATCAGCCACTGCTCACCCCTTCCGTGCGTCAGATGCGGCTTTCGCGAGGAACTTGCGCGCAGCGCTCAACCCGCGCTGCTGCGGCGATGCGTCGTCCTTCTTGGCCTCGACAGCCCACGGCGACGGGAACGGCGTGAACTTCGGCAGGCTCGACTTGTGCTTGCGGTCGGTGTGGATCGCCAAAGCGTTAATCCGGCTCATCTGCGACTCGTCCACCACGCGAGCCGCGATCATCCGGTCCCAACCCCACCCGTAGAACCGCTTCGGGTGCCACTGCGGCGTCGGCGGGTCTTCCACTTCCTCGCCGCGAGCCTCAGCCTCCGCGTCAGCCTTCGCGGCCTCTGCGGCTTGACACGCGGCGAAAGCGGACGTGTCCGGCAGCCACTCGATCAACGCGAGGATTTCCTCGGCGGGAAGGGAGTCCTCGCCGAACAACACGTCAGCAAGGCGCAGCCCCAACAACGAGCGGAAGTCGTAGTTCAGGGCCGCGCCGTACTGATCGATCAGTTCGGCGAGGTAGAAGCTTCCCCCTGGTCCGCCTCACTGTCGGTCTTCGTGATGTCGCCGCCGTTGAACATCTCGATGGCGGCGTCGACCTCTCGGTCGTCGAAGCCGTCGATCAGAGCCTTCGCCTTCTGCTTGTCCTCAGCAGCGGCGGTCAGGATCTCGCGGCTCAGGTCCGCACCCTCCCACATGTCGACGTCGTGGTCAGGATCGCGCTCCAAGGCGCGGTACCTCTTGACGACGCGGCGAACCTCAGCCTTCTGCTGCTTCGACAACGCCAACGAGCTGCGGAACGTGACGCCGCCGATCGCGAACGTGCGGTTACCCGACCGCTTGTCGACCAGCTCGCGGAACTTCTCCAGGTCCAGATCCATTGCCTACCAACCCATCCCAGCCCGATTCGAGATTGACGGCGACGCCCCGCGCTGGGCTGGTAGACACGGGGCGTCACCTGATCGAGTTAGCCGCCGACCGGAGCGGTGAACGACTTCGACAGCCACCACTGGTCGGACTCGTTGTTGTCCGGCTCCAGCACAGTCGCCTTCAGCGGCACCTTCGACAGCTCGCCCTGCGGCAGGTCGATGAAACTATCGCGGCCCACAGCGACGCGCGGGTTGAACGAGCCGATCCAGTCGCCGCCCTCGTTCAGCAGCACCAGGCCGCTGCCTTCGATCGGCTGTCGAGACGCGGCCGGCGGCGCCTTGAACGCACCGTCCACGATCGTGCCGCCGCCGTAGTAGAACCGCAGAATCTGCGGATCCTTGATCTGGTGCGCGACGATGGAGTACGAGTCCACGGCCGGCGTGGTGATGACACGCTTGAACCGCTTCTTCTGGAACGTGGGGAGAACTTCCTCTTCCTCTTCGTCGCCGTCGAACGTCAGACCGGTCTCGGCCTCGGTGTGACCGAGGTCGATGTAGCCGGCCGCGAGGATCGGGTTCGTTGCGAGGTCGGGATTCGCCAGGAACGCGTCGATTTCCTCGCTCGACGGGGGAGCGTCCTGCTTGTTGAGGTGGACGAAGAATCGACCGGTGTCGATGTACTGGACTGCGGCATCATTCAGAGCCATGAGATTTTCCTTTGGTTAAAGGGAAATGGGCCGCACCACGAACGAATGCGACCCGACGAACTGGAAATAGGTAGGGGACTGGGCAGCGGCACGGACCTCGAACGGCTCGCCGCGAGAGCGGGCATGCACGATCCTGCCAACATCGGGGACGACCAGCCCACCGGCCCCCTCCACCGCATCGCAGAACCGCGACGCCAACGCGTAAGCGTCCGCGCGGCTGTTGTGATGCGCGGACACGTTCACGTCAAACTCGACCGCCAGGCGAGACTGAGCACTACGCGACCACTCGGGCCGCACCAGCGTCCACGTGATGAACGGCAACCGCTTCGCCAGATCGTCCGGCACCAACGGCGCGACATTCGGGCACACCAGTCGAGCGACGTGGCTAACAACCGCGTCGCTACGGGGCATCCCCATCAGCCGGTGCCGCTGCTTCCGAACGCGTTCGCGGCCCGCTGCAACACGTGCAGACCCTTGACCTGCTTAGCGTCAGGGTCCAACGTGCCGAACTCGATCGCGCCGATATCCGGGTCCGTGATGCCGGGGAACCGGTCCACGTCGCCGGACTCGACACTCACGCGTGACGCGAGAGTGCCATGCGGGCCAGCGATGTTACGGATCACCGCAGCCACGACCTCGGCCTCAGTGTCGAGCTTCGCCTGCGTCTCGACATGCTTCGCGGCCATCTCGTTCGCGAACGACTCGCCGCGCGGAAACGACAACTTAGCCATGCGGACCCTCCGTCACGCCGTACACCACGTCGTGAGACGTCGCGCCCGACATTCGATGCACCTTCGGATTCGCCTGCGCATAGGACAGCTCGATCCCGCCCTCCAGCCACTCGGCCCGCCAGTACGCACCGGCAGGCCAGCGGCGACACGACACCCGGTACACGCCACGCGAAGCAAGCCCCAACGCGGCCGACCGTTCCTCCGACACCGGCTGAACGTTGCAGCGCACCTCGATCTGCGGCCCGTCGACGAACCTGTCGCCGTCCACCGGGTCACCCACGCGGATCTGCGGAGTCACCAGCAGCGTGTGCCGCCCATCAAGCAGGCTCACTGCCACCCGCAAGGAAGCGCAGAGCGGATCACGCCAGGCATCGTCGATCGCGGGATGAGCCGGTCAATGTCTGACTGGCGGTACCACACGAAACCGTCACCGAACCGCGCGTAGGAGTAGTCGCCCTCGGACTCGGACCGGAAACCGTCCGCGTTCCGCAGCGCCCCGATCACCGCCTTGCAGACGATCTTGACGACCGACTCTCGGGCGATGCGGCCGGACTCCACGAGCGCATCCAGGTTCGGAATGTGCTCGCGGAGCTCGGCCTCCGCATCTGCGATCCACGCCTTGATCACCGCGTCGTCCGGCAGCGAGGCACTGCCCAGCCACCGGGCTTTGACGTCTTCGACCGTGACGTAGGGTTCGTCAGCCACGATGAGCTACTTGTCGTCACTCTTGGGCGCGGGACGCTTCGCCGGGGCCTTCCGCTCCTGTTCGAGCAGATGGTCCCCGACAAGCCCCTCGGCCCAGTCCGGCACGGCGCTGCCCGCAAGCAGCGCGGTGACGGCCCCGGTCTTCGGGTTGCGGACGATCACGGTCGCCTTCAGCTTCGCCACGGCGACTACGCCACCGTCGCAGCAAGAGTGCGGTCCGGGTTCGCGAGCACCGGGAAGCCGATCGCCGAAGCGTGCACCCAGTCCTGCTTCGGGTGCTCGTTCTGGTAGTGACCGACAACGATGCCGGGCCACGCAGACTCCTCGATCTCGTACTTCGGGTCCATCGCCTCGGCAGTGACACCCCACACCGTGCGGCCGGCAGCACCGGTGCCCGCGTTCGGGACGAACAGCACCTTGCCAACCGGCAAGATGCGCTCTTCCTCGCCGGCCTCGTTGATGAACTTCGCGTCGTACAGGTCGATCGTGCCGAGTCCGTAGGCCGAGACGGTCTGCCGCACGAAGTCGGTCGTGACCGTCGACGCCAGGCCCGTCGCCGCGATCGAGCCGAGCTTACGCATCGCCTCGGTGCGGCGGATCAGGTTGAACGTCGGGGTCGACATGACCCACGTGCCCTCGCGATCCACGAGTTCCTGCCACGCGGTGAGGTCCGCGATCGGGTCAGCCGCGTCGGCGTTCGTCCACTGCGTCGCCGCGGCGACCGTCCGATTCGCCTTGCGCCCCCAGTCGGCTTCCTGGGTGATGCCGCGCTCGTTTGTGAGCGTGGTCTTGCCGGTGAGCAGCGTCTGAGCGACAGCGCGCTCCATGCGCACCACCGTCGCCAGCGTCGCCGCACGGTCCGCCTTAGCCAGCTCGACACGGAACGCTTCGGCGTCAGCCTTGCGGATGCGCAGCCGATCGAGCTCGGTGATGAGCTCACGCTGGCCGAGAGGCTGGAGACCGCCGGACACCTCGGTGAACCCAGGACGGGAACCGACATGCGCCTCAGCGTCGAACGCGCGGAACTTCGCCGAGCTCGGGATGCCGTTGTCGCCAGCACGAACCCGGTAATCGATGTCCTGCGTCGTTTCCTCCGGCAGATAGTCGACCTGGAGTCGGTAGTTCGTGTCAGCCGGGCGCTCGGCGTCCGCCTGAATCTCGCGCGACAGCTCAGTGAGCTCGGCCGGCTTGAAGTACTCGGTAACGAGAGTTGCCATGATTCACTCCCTCCTTAGGCCTTGGCGCCGAAGTAGAACTTAGACGCGTTGCCGGTCGCACCGGCCGGGTCGAAGTCGACGGGCAGCTTGCTGGGGTCGATCGCGCCGTACCACTGGTAGCCGATCGACTCGTCGCCGAGCGTGACGTTCACCGAGTCGATGGTGAAGCCGCTCAACTCGCCGCCAGCAGCGAACGGCGCCGCTTTGCCGTCAGCGGCGACGGTGACCGGGTAGCCGGCCGGGACAAGCCCGTCCTCGACTCCCGGCGCGTTCTCGAACGCAGCCTTGGGGAGAGTGCAGCCGATGCCGTCACCGACACCGGTCTCGGTCACGAGATAAGACCGGTTCACTCGCCCGTAAGACTTACGCGTGGGGTTGATTCCCATCGGAATCTCCTTCTGTGTAAGAGCTTTCGGTTATTTGAGGTACTTCTCCCGGATCTCCTTGCCGCTCATGCGACTCGGAGGCGGCGGGGAAGTGCCTTGGCCCGTGCCGGACCATTGGTTGCTGGCGCCCGTGACGGGACCGGCGATGAGATCGGCGTATGCGGCTACCTTGTCGTCAGCCACGTCGCCCTCGACCACGAACGCGCTGAGCGCGGTGGTCGAAAGAATCTGGTCGATCTGCTCGTCAGACTTGCCGCGCGCGCTGAGCGCTGTCCGCAGCATCGCCTTCGACAGGCGATCGTTGGTCTCGGCGAGCACCTTCGTCCGCTCGTCCGCGCGGGCCTCACGCACCGCAGTCTCGACTGCGGACTCGTTGGCCTGACGCAGATTGTCGAGATCGGCGAGGTCTGCCTTGATCTGTTCGGGAGTCTTCCCGCGCGTCGCGTCCCGCCACTGCTCACGCTGCTGACGGTTCTTCTCACGCTTGTCGGCGTCGTAGGCCGCTCTCTGCTCCGCCGTCATGTCCTTCACCGGAGTGTCCGGCGGGTAGCCCTTGTCGCCTTCGCTTGTCTCCTGGCGCTTGCCGGGAGCGTTCAGATCGCCGTCCTTCGGATCGTCATTCGACGGGTCTTCGCTCCCGGACTCCGGCGGGTCGGCCATCATCGTGAGGTCGCCGTACTTCTCGCGGTTCTTCGCGAGCAGCGCAGCGGCCACCAGGTGCGGGTCGGCGGTCATGTCGATGCCGTGCAGGTACTTCTTCACAGGTGATTCCCCTTGTCGGGTATGGGTAGTTCCCCGCGACCGTGACGGTCCGGGGGCGCCCGCCGTGGCGGGAAGATTGTGGGTTAGGCGGCGAGCTGCGGCCCGAGTTCGCCGTGCGCCTTGACTCGCACGTTCGACAGGCCCGTCTTGCCAGTGCCACCGGCTGCGGCGTACAAGCGCCGCAGGTCTTGCTTGTTCAGCTCGCGACCCGGATCAAGGTCAGCGGTGATCGGTGCGACGGTGCACTGGCAGCCCGTGTGCACCGGAAGCAGCGTTCCCTTGCGGTACACGCGATCCGAAGCCACGACACACAGCCCGCACGTGCCGCTCTCCGACCGCTCAGGGTGGATGATGCGGCGGTACCCGGTCACCTGCGGAACAGACTCGAGGCGCTCCCGCGACGCGAATCGTTCGGCCAGCCGCACATCGTCCTCGGCGACCTTCTCGATCCGCTCCAGCACCAGCCGCTCCGCCTCGACCGGCGACAGGTCGTAGTAGTCCGGCTCGCGCAGATCATCTGGGTGTGTGGCGTTCCAGTCGCGCGCCAAGTCAATGCGACGCTTGTCCGACAGCAGCCACCGGTACTCGATCACCGGCCGCAGCGCGACCTCGGCTTGCGGCACGCCGCGCAGGTTCGCCCCGATCGTCGGCGAGCCCGCGGGAGGTTCGATACCGAACACGAGCCGCAACACAGCGTCAAGGAACGCCCACGCACCGCCCGCCGATGCCGACTGCGCCTGCCGCGTCATCTCCGCAGCCCGCAGCGCATACCTACCCGAAGCGTCGCGGTCCTGCTTGTCGAGCTCGGCGAACATCATCGACAGCAGCGCGACCAGGCGACGCGTGACTGACTCGCGGGCGCTGGCCTGCGCCAGTGACATCGCCGCCAGGTCAGGCACTCTCGATCGCCCTCACCGGCCGGCCAGCCTCGACGCGGGTATCAGTCGTCGCGGTGGCGGCGGCGTAGAACGCGTCCCGCGCCCGCTCCGCCTCAATCCGCGGCAGATCCTCCGGCCCATACCCGAGACAGTCACGAGCCGCGATGTTGAACGGCACGCCGTTCTGCCGCTGCATTGCGAACGCCTGCGACTTCTCCGTCAACGAGTGAATCTCCACCGGATGCCAGATCGTACGGATCTCCGACACCTTCGCCCGCTCCGACTCACCCATCACCGCGAACGCCTTACTCTGCGTCAACGCCAAACCCGCATCCGCCGCCCGCAGGTACTTGCGCGTGCGGAACGTGTTGCTCTCCCGTTGTGTCGACGCACCCTCCGCCGACCCCTCGGCCGCGTCGGGCGTGACGTAGAACAGCGGCATACCCGTCAGCACGGCGATCTCTTCGTAGATGTCCTTGTGCTGCGCCCGGATACCGTTCATGTCGACCGGGGTGGACTCCCAGATCTCCACACTCTCCGGCAAGCGCCACAACGCGCCAGGGTCGGACAGGAACGCATCAGCTGGGTACTCGATCTTGTTGCCGTCCGCATCCTTGTCGGGCAGGCCCTTGATGCCGCGCTGACGGAAAGCCTGATGCTTCGCGATCGAGACCGAGTTCAGCGTCGAGTCGTTCAGCTTCCGGATCACGTTCAGATGAATCTCGTACTCCCCGCGCCCCGAAGGCGTCGAGAACGGCGTCAACACACAACCGTCGTACTCGCCGGGATTCACCTTGTTCTCGGCCTCGGCCCACTCACTCGGGTCCATCCGCAGCGTCGAACGGTTCAGGATCGACCGGCGGTTCTCCCGCTGGAAGATCCGAACCCCGCCCTTAACCGCGAGCAGCGCCACATCGGCGGTGTCCCAGTCGTTGCGGTACATCTTCAAGCCGTACTCGGTCTCGCCCGTGCGGGCGTTCTCGTGCGTGATCGTCCAACGCGGATCCTCCACCGTCACGACAGGGATCTTCGAGCCGCTACGCGGCGGGCCGACGAGCGTGTAACCCGACCCCATCGACAACGTGTAGTCCCACAGCAACCCCAGCTGAATACCGAACCGGTTCTCCAGCGCGATCTCGGCCGCGATCTGGTCGCCGTTCTCATCGCTATCGACTGCGGTGCGCCAGCCCAGCGGGTCCATCCGATCCGACACCGACGCGCAGATCCGCGGCGCGATATTGACCGTGCACATGCGGATCATCGGGCGCATCGCCTCATGCCACCCGTTCGCGCACTCCGGCAGCGGCGGGTTACCGACCATCCACGACCACAAATGCTCCAGACCGGGCCGCACGTCGTTGTCGAGGTTCTGACGCTGCCACGACCAGCCCTTACCGATACGGCGGTCATGCAAGCGGGTAGCGAGTGTCTTCAGCCACCACTCGTCACTGCCGGGACGCGGATCTTCAGCCACTCGCCACCCCCTATCGCTAGTAGAAACGGCCAAAAACTGTGGATGCACGGTCAGACTGCGGCTTCGCGCCAGCCGCGATCGCGTCGAGACGCGCCTGCCACGACAAGATCGCCGCCATGCAGTTGTCGAACTTGCGGTCCGGGTGGATCTTCTTCAACACGAACAGTCGCTGCCCGTCGTCGTCATGCAACCTCGTGTCATCCCGCCCAGCAGCAGCGACATGAGCATCGAACGACTTCTCCAGCTCTAGGTCGCGGCCGACCTCGTGCAGCAGCGTGCCAGCGCGGTTAGCCTCCGCGAAGGAGCGGACAGCGAACGCCATTTGTCTCGTGCGGTGCGTCCACCACTCCACCCACTGATCCGGCCAGCGGCCCGCCCACGAACCCACGGTCTCCGTCCAGTGGGGCGGGTCGGCGTACCCGCGCCACACCTTGAAACGACCCATGATCTCGTCAACGACCGCCGTAACCTCAGCCTCGTCGATCTCCCAGTCGTCGACGTCGAGCGGACGCTCCCACGTGGCGTACAGCCGTTGCACCCCAGACTCGATATCCGTCAGCACGATGCCCGTCGAGTCGCGGAAACGCGCGCCGTCGAAGCCGACCGTGACGAAACTTCCGTCCGGGATCGGCTCGGCCGTGTTCGCGCGCCACCGCTGGATATCGAACGCCTGCGAGCTCGACTTACGCCACCGGTTCAACCAGACGCGCTCCAGGTACGCCTTATCGGCCTCAGGCACGTCCCACTGCGACGCGATGTCGTCGAACTGGCCCGGACCCCACTCACCCGCCGGACCCGTGGCTTCCTTGATCGCCTCGATCCGCTCCGACTTCACAGCCATGTCGTAGCTGCCACTGTCGGTCCGGTACAGGTAGAACAAGTCGGGCCGCTCGATCTTGCCCTCGCCGATCATCTGCGCCTCAGTGTGCAGCGTCTCGGCCACCGACCCCTGCCCAGGCTCGCCAGCAGTACCGACGTACAGACTCCACGGATCGTCAAGCGGGCGCTTCGGCAAGTTCGCCGACATCGTGGCGTGCGCCTGCACATGCCGAGGCATGTACAAGCGGTGCGGCTCGTCAAAAGCATTCAGCGTCGTCCGAGCGCCATCGCGACTGTCCGGCGACTGCGCCAGCGGCCACGCCCCGCCGTCAGCCTTCCCGCGGTCATCAAGGCGCAGCGCCCGCTCCAGCGACACATCGAACAGATCCGCCTCCGGACCGTTCTCGATGATGTACGTCAACGCCCCGTAAGCCAGCTCTTCCACCTGGTCGAGCGAGAACGCGAGCATCGGGACGTAAGGCGCCTTCACCGGCACCGCCACCGGATTCCCCGCGGCATCAAAACCATCACACCGCCCCGGACCGTCCGGGTGAATATGCGCGAAAACCAGCAGCGCCTGCTTCTCGGTCTTCGCCAACCCTTTCCGAACCGACAGTCCAACGCGCTTGAACCGGCGACGCCCCGCGAACGGATGCCCCTTCGGGTAGACCTCGAACGCCCGGTAGATGAACGCCCGGAACTCCGCGTCGATCACATACGGTCGGCCCTGAAACGACCCCGGACCGTAAACCGCACACTCTTCGAGGAAGTCGCACACCTGCGGGCCGATCGTCGGCCACGGCCGCTCATCCTGCCCCGGAACAACCAGCAGCATCAGCGCACCGCGTACAGACCGCCGCGCGGATCATCCTTCGCCGAGGTCGCCGTAGGCTTCGGCTTCGCCCGACGACGACTGCCACGGTCCTCAGCCTCGTCAACCTTCTCGATCTCCGCGCGAGCCCGCAACAGGTCCATCGGCGTCAGACCGAAGTCCTTACGCTGAAGCCGGGCCTCCTTCGCGGCGTCCAGATCGCCCTGCTCGCCCTTCACGTTCCACCGGACAAACTGGGCCAGCATCCGCACAAACGCCGACGACGCCTCCCACAGCTTCGCCTGCGGAGTCGCCCACAACGCCGACCACAAGCCAAGCTCCAGATCCGTCTGCTGCTCGATCTGTAGCCGCAGAATCGCTGCCGACTGCTCAGCCTGCGCAAGGTTCCGTCGCAAGCGACCCTTCGTCCGACCATCCTCGGCCGACTCGATATCGGCGACCAGCGCCGCAATGCGGTCCTCCGCCAACTCCAGCAGCGCCGACCGCTTCGTATCCGCAGGCAACGGCCACGCCGGCGCCTTACCCTTACGCCCCTTCGCTGGCAGCGACGTGAACCCCGCCTTCGGGTTATTACGACGCGACCGGCGACTCGGATCCTTCGGGATCGGACTAGCCATGAATACCTCCCATGTCGGGGGTCGAACAGAAGCCCGTGACGGGCCGGAAATGACCACGGCAGAGAACCGCTGAGGTTGCACAAACCGACATCAACAGTCACTGCCGGGTGACGTTTATCGGGGTGGGGGAGGGCTGGAGGCGGGGGCATTGTTGGCTGCGCGGTGGCGGGCGGTGGCTCGGTTGCAGCGGCGGTGCTCTGGGCCTCGGTGCTTGGTGCGGTCGTGGTCATCGTGGCCGAGGTCGAAGTGTCGGCTGTTGGTGATGGGCAGTCCGCAGCGCCAGCAGGTGACGCGCTGCCCTTGGTCGATGCGCCTTGCCCAGGCTGCTCGTTGGTTGCGGTGTGCGCGGTTGTAGCCGCGTTGGACGCTGGTGCCGCGCTGGGAGTCTTCGCGCTTGCGGTGCTGGCTCTCGTGCTCGGGGCAGCGTGGCTTGCCGGTGACGAGGGTGGTGCAGCCTTGGGTTGCGCAGTACCTGGGTGCTCGGGGCATCAGCCGGGTCCGATGCGCTGGCCGCGTGGCGGTTTGCCTGCGCGGACCCGGTTGCGGTCATCGCCCGGCCAGAAGCCGTAGCGCAGGTGGAACCAGCTTGCGGCTGTGCGGGTAGCGATCTCGGGCGTGAGGTACTTCAGCAGGTGCTTGCGTAGCTCGGTGAAGGTCGACCACTTGCTCGCCCCTGCGCCGTACACCCAGTAGCGCTTCAGCCGGTTGTCGCCGGGGGTGGTGTCGGGCATCGGCCTCTCGCTTCCCGGTGTCGTGGCGCTTACGATCCGAGCATGTATCCGCACGGCCCGCAGGGCCAGCCGCAGCAGCGTCCGCCTCAGTACGGTCCGCAGTACGGGACTGGCCCCTACCCGCAGCAGTCCTACGGTCCGCCGTACCAGCCGCCGCCGAAGCAGGGCTTGGCGTGGTGGGTGTGGGCGTTGATCGCGGGTGCCGTGGTGATGGTCGGGGTGTTCGTGACCGTGGTGATCGTGCAGGCCAACGAGTCCGAGACGGTGTCGACTGAGCGCGTGCGGATGGAGGCGCAGTCGATCCTCGACGACAACAACGCCGGCACGCTCACTGGTCTGGAGTGCCCGACGATGGAGGTCGAGAAGGGCGCGGTCTACACGTGTGTCGGTGAGGTAGACGGGTACACGGTGAAGGTCGTGGTGACAGTGCAGGACGACGAGGGGAACATGCTGCTGGAGATCTCCTAGTCTCTCCAGCGCAGAACGCAGTTGCCCTCAGTCGCGTCGATGTACCGGGCCTCGTGCTCGACGTGCGGGCCGGTCAGCTGGCAGTGGTGGCCCATCATCACCGAGAGGCACACGGCCGTCACCGCCCTGGGCTTAAGTGGGCCTCGCCCAGCCCTACAGCTGCGTGAAGGGCTGGGCGAGGCGCTGTTCCAGCGCACCGGGAGCGTCCGGGGGAGCGCGCAGGAAGACTCTGGAATGCGCGAAGCCCGAGCGCCACGGTCGTCCGGCCGGGTCTCGGGCTCACTTCCACCGCCGGAGCGGCGGGGCTTGGAGACAATGCTCCACCCGTGAAGGTACACAAAGTTGAAGCGCGCCGCAATCAGACACGCCGCGTTGACGACGAGATCGCGAGCGGTCGGTTGATCAGACACGCCGCCTGCGTTCGGTGCGCAGGAAGTGCATCGCCACGGCGCGCACGTCGTACAGGTCGCCGCGCCGCACGGCAGGGTAGCGGTAGCCGTAGTTCATTACGCGCCGCAGCCCGACGCCCAGCCACGCCGCTGTTTCGCTGCACGACGCGAGCCGTGGCGGCTGGTAGTCGGGCCGCTCGATCTCGGCTTGGACGCGGGCTATGAGGTCCGCATCATCAGGGTGCCGCGCGCCCGCTGTTCGGGTGTCTCCCACTTCGTCTTGCACCTCCCGCACACGAGGGTCAGTTCGCCTGGCACTTGCCGGATGGGTCCGCCGCATTCGCCGTCCGCGACCAGGATGCCGCACCACCCGAGGATCGGGTCGGGGCCGCGTCCGGTGGCTGAGCGCAGCGCAGCCCACGCTTCGCGGACTTCGCGGTACAGCTCGTCGGCCCATTCCTGCGCGGCGATCCACGACGCGTTGCCGCGCAGGAACCGGGTCTCGCTCGCAACGGTCGGCCTGGTCGTCGGGGTGGGCATGTTCCGTTCCTCCCGCGCGATCCACACCCACTGCGCGAGGACACCGAGCGTGTCGATCAGGTCGTTGCCGTCGTCGTCGCCCGCGACTCGCGCACGGGAGCGAGGGTCGAGCATCGCGATCACGTCGAGGCGCGCGTTCGCCGGCGGGTCTGGCGTGCCGCTCACCTTCGGGCCGGTCGCCTGCTCGCCGGTGCTCGGGTCGATCATGTCGGGCAGTAGGGCGTACAGGTCCACGATCTCGCGCAGTTGCTCCAGGTGCCGGTCGAGGCACCGGTCGCACACGAGCCCGATGGTCGCGATGCGGGGGTGACGCTCGCCGTCGTCACCTTTCGTTCCGCATCCGGGGACGATGCAACGCTGCACCTTCTCGGTCACTGGCGCTCCTTTGTTCGTGCGAGTGCTCGCTGTAGGTTGGCGACCTGCCGCTGCGCTCGTCTCGCTGTGTCGTCCGAACGGAGCAGCAGCACGAGCAGGAGCGCGACGAACATGGCCTCGTACTGGTCCTTGCCCATCCGGTCCTGGAGCCAGCCGATGACGAAGTACATGACGACGGCGACGGCCACCCACAGAGCGATCTTCGCCGTGGCGCGCAGGATCCGCTCGGTCTTCTCGGTCACTGGTCCTCCATCTGGTCGGCCCACCCGAGCACCAGCCACACGACCGCAGCCAGACCGGCAGCGGTAGCGGCGAGTAGCGCGGTGGTGATAGTGAGAGCGCGGATCATGGCATCGGCTCCGCTTCTGCCTGGTCCCACTGCACCCCGTCCGGCATGCCGTAGACGAACGGCCCGAGACGGGCGAGTACATCGAGCACGTCGTCGTGCGCGACCTCGATCGCTGTCTGCTCGTCGTCGGCATGGCTGAGCACGGTGACCTCGATCTGCACGGGGACGCGGACTCGGTAGGCGGTCACTCGATTACCTCCATCCAGGGAGTCGCCAGGCGGCAGACGACTCCCTCGTCGCCTAGTGGCGGGAAATCAGAGCGAGCAGCATCAGCCGTCGGCCAGTAGGGCTTGCCGATGTCCCTGAGGATCACGCGGTGAATTGACGGCTTGACGCGAGCGAGGGCGTACTCAACCTTGGCCCCTTCGAGCATGTCCAGCAGTTCGTCCAGATGCTCGCCCTGCGTGTCGCGGGGAGCCCCGTGCTTCTTAAACCACTTGCGCTGCTCTCGGATCGCGGCGATGCGGTCGGGGTCGTAGGCGGTCATCGGTCCAGCCTCCGAGCCTGGGCGAACGCACGCTCTACGTCCTCACGATTCGTCTCGGTATCGACCAGGCCGCGATAATGCAGTAGCGCAAGTATCGGCTCAACCTGATCGGCCAGCGCTTTCCAGCCAGCTCGGACCGCAGAGGCGACGATTCGGCACTCTTCGCGCTCGACGTCCCAATCGGCGGCGTGGAAGTCACACACGACCACCTTTTCGTCTATCCACGCGCTGCCCGTCCAGCGCGGCATCTCAACGGATAGCGGCTTGCATAGATCGCCCATCGCCTGTTGGATCGCTTCGGTGAGCGCGTCAGGATCACTCATCGCTGCTTCCTCTCCTTCACTCGCCCGACGTCGTAGCCCTCCCGGAAGCCCTCGCCAAACGCTTTACTCAGCGGTTGCCAGTAGGCGCACGGGATCGTGAGAGCCGCTTCTGCCGGTGTCCAGTCACTCATCGCTGGCCTCCCTCGCGTCGATAGCCCATTCAGCCCCGGCAATGAAGGCTCGTCGTTGAGCCTCGCCGTAGCCCCAATCGTCAACCTGATCCCAGAGTCCTTCGTCGGTGCGGAAAGGCTTCTCTGATGGGTAGCGCCTGAGCGCTTCCTCGCGTGCATTTCTCACGACTCGTCACCATCCGTCGCGCGCCGCATTGCCTGCAACGTAGGGCAAACGTCGATCTTGCATCCCGCGTGTGTGGCGTATACCGCGTCGAGCAGATCGGCTGCCAGCTCAATTCGCTCGGTCATCGCCGTGAATCCCGGCTTGCTCCTGATCTTCGGTGCGTCGTTGCGGAGCCATTGCGGAAACTCCGCGATTCGCAGCCAGTCCCAGCGCCTCATGACTCGTCACCTTCTCCTGGTACGTCGATCACGCGGAACGGGCCGAATTGAGGGATGGCATCGAGCGACTGCCGGTAGTAGCCGTAACAGACCCATACGTCGACCGTCACGTTGCCGTATCGCGCCTTCACCTTGTCGCCGGTGCGCAGGTCCGCGACCTGCTCGGCGAGAGTCTTCTCAGTCATCGTGCTGCCAGTCCTTTCCCGCAAGATGCGCTAGCCCATAGGCCAAGATGGTGTCGTCGGCTTCCTCGTCTCGCAGGTTCGCCCAGTCGCAATGTTTCGCTCCGTCAACGAACGCGGCATCGTGACTGTCGAACTCGCGATACCGGCCACAGACACAGTGGCCTCCGACGGCACCGATGAAAATGCCTGGGAGGTAAGTAATCTCGTGGCGCCTCATCGCAGTGCCTCCACGATCTGATCAAGCGTGATCAGGCCGACAGCGGCGCTCATCCGGCGCGCGTGATAAGAGCACGCAGGCCAAGGGTTCGGAAACTCCTCATCGCCCCGCACGAGAGCGATGGCAGGCCTGCCACAAGCGCCCGTCTCTCCCTGCCTCGTGACCGAGCCTTGAAAGGTACACGTGCTCGCGTGGCGCAGCAGCGCCTCGCGGATCAGGTCCGTCTGCCTACTCATCGGACACCGCCACGTGCTCCATCAGCCGGCGCGACTCCTGGCGCGACAAGCCGAACGTGCGCTCCATCTGACTCAGTGTGACCGTCGACCCCGGCTCCATCACAGATATCGCGACCCGCGCCGTGGTATACGGGCTATCGGCCGGACCGATCGGCTTCGGCTCGCGCTCGCCGAAGTAGACCAGACGATCACGGTAGTAGTCACTGGCACCGTCAGGTCGTGGCGGCAAGACGACCGGCCCCGGTATGGCGGTCTTCGCGTCCACCGCCGCCTGCAAGACCTTGATCCACTCGCGGTACTGCTGCATCGCGGCCTTGGTGGTCTTGGTGGTCTTGGCGCGGTCGTCACGCCACTTCTGTGTGCGCTCTCGATGGCGCCTCTTCGCGTCGGCGGCGTCGACCGCTTCGACCCTCTTGATCGCCGCGAGTATTACCTCGCGGTTGAATACTGCTGTCATCCTGTGCGCCCTTTCCCTTCACCACTGGAATCCCTACGCGTACTCACGCTCAGAGATGTGCTTCACGAACTCACGCTCGATCCGGCTACCGCCCGACTTCGCCGGGCACTTGTCATACGCGTGCTGTCGAGGCGAACCGTCTTTACGCCGCAGCAGCGGCTTCCCGCAGTACGCACACGGAGCGTGACCACAACCGTGGTGATCAGCCATCCGCGCCATCGACCACGAGTCCCGCCGCACTCGCCCTCGGAACGTGTCGGTGTGGTCCGGAATCTCGAACCCGCATTCGACGCACCGCCAGATCGTCGGGCGGCGATGCTGCCCGTAAGGACCGCCCCACCCGCGGTCCGGCTTGACCACGACGAAGCAGCGGTACCGGTCACCGATCCTGCGCGGGATATTCATCGCTTCCCTCTCCACCCCGCGTGCTCATCGCAGACGCCCGGATGCGGGCTGTCCGCAGCCACGAACTCCCCACACGTCCACCGCGACGCCGGGTCCACGTGCTTGCAGTGCGTCGGCCTGCCGGTGTGCTCGCGTTGACGGAGCCGCCACACCGCTTCACGACTCTCAGTCACGACGCCCCCTCGAAGTCGAGGACCGGGTAGTCATCTTCGCTTCGGTCACGACGACACACCCCCGAACGCCGCCTCCGGTACAGGTAGACCCTCGACGCCCGTTAGTCCGCCAGAATCCTTCCCTTGCATACGCGCGGCACGTTCCTGCTCGCCCGGTTGCCCGTAGCACTCGTACCGGCGGCCGTTGCGGACCAGCCCGGCATCCTTCGGCGTCAAGCACTCACCGCCGCGCTGGTGACGGTCAAAGTTTGCGACCGTCGAGAACGTCACGTGGCACCGCTGGCAATGGCACGTGTTCAAGCCGCCCCATCCGCTGCCGCACTTCCTGCACTGAAACTGCTCGGTCATTCCTGCGTCCCCCGTGTTGGTGTGGTTGGTAGTCATGCCGATGCCTCCCCGAAGTCGAGGACGCCCTGGGAGAGGCGCTTCGCGATGACCTCGCAGTAGCGCTCTTCGAGCTCGACGCCTACACCGACAGCCCCAAGATCCTTTGCCGCGCGAAGCGTTGACCCGCTCCCACAGAACGGATCGAGAACTGATGTTGCGCCCGTCGCCGTGATGCATCGGGTCGGCAGAGAGACAGGGAAGGGCGCCGGGTGATCCTTGACCGCATACTCGATTCCGAGATCCCACACGTCTCCCATCCCGGATACTGCGTGCGAGACGAGCCGCATCTCAGGCTTAGCGAAGAAGTAAACGTACTCGCCACGAGTGCAAAAAGCGCGGAGGTTGACGTCGATACCGGTCCCGCGATTCCAGATGATCCGCTGCCGCAGCGGGATGCCGAAGTCGTTGCCGAGCGGATCGCGGAGCCGCCCGTGCTCCACGCGCGGCCTGTGGTTGTAGAAGACTGCCAGTCGTGCGATCCGCCACATCTCGGCCAGCGCCTCGCGCTGCCAGGCGTCATACTCGGCTTGGTCCATCGCGTCTGCGTGCTGCCCGTAGCCTTCGCGAAAGCGTCCGCCCTTGTTGTTCGCGCCAGGGCGGTACATGCCGCGGCCGTTGCCTCCAGGGACAAGCCCCATGTTGTATGGCGGTGACGTGACGACAATATCCACCGACTCGTCAGGCAAAGAGCGCATCACCTGTAGGCAGTCGCCGTGGTACAGCGTGACTTGTTCGTCGCGGTAGTAGGGCTCAGTCACGACGCCCTCGCAGAGTCCAAAGCAGCAACCAGCCCTCGTAGATGCTCACCCAGATGCTCACTGCGCACCGTCTTCGCCAGCGGATGCGGGATCGTCATCGACACGAGTCCCATCCGGCTGAATCAAGACAACCCGCGCCCCGTCATCACCTGCCGCCGAGACGATCCCGCGCGCCTCCAACTGCTCCAAGATCCGCTCCGCGCGAGCGATGCCGCTGTCTGACTCGCCGCCCTCGTCCGGCAGGCCGAGAGCGTCAGCGAGAGCGCCCGGATCGCAGTCCTGGGACCGCACCACGTGGTCCATCGCCTCCGACAGCAGCGGATCACGATCGGACTCGTCAACGACCGGGACTTCTTCGCCGCCGATGGACAGGCCCGTGATGTTGCCGTGCTTGTCCAGCGTCACTTCGACGGTCCCCGACTCGTCGCGAGCCGCTTCGTACAACGCGTCAACGGCGTCGCGTCGGTTCCGGTCGATGCCAGGAAGCGGCAGCTGCGGGGCGCGGAGGTCCGCTGCCCGGCGCATGACCGCGTGCGCGGTCGGAAGGTCAGCGGCGTCAACGATCTCCGCGCGCAGGACGCGGACGGTCGGCTCCACAGTTCCGGTGTCGATGTCGGTCGTGAGCTTGTTGCAGTCGAGCACGACGATCGCGAACCGTGGCGCGGACGGCCGTGTCACGAGGTCGGGCGCGATCGTGGTGAGGCCGTTGTGCGCGTCTACCGGCAGTTTGCTGGACAGTCTCATTGGCTCCCCTTGTTGGTGTTGGTTGAAGTGGTCATTCGGTCGCTCACTGGGCACCCCCAGCACGCACGTCCGCCACGTACACGGCCAACGCGAACGCCTGCCACACATCAGCAGCGAACCCGTAGAAAAACCCAGGGCTCGCCTTCGTTCCCTTGCCCTTGTTCGGCTCGCCCTTCGCGAACCGATCCACCAGCGCCTGCACGATGTTCGAGTCCTTCGCCCGCGCCGACTGGCAGTGATGCAGCTTGATGCCGTGCCGCTTGACCAGTTGCGGTTCGCGCGCAGCCGCCTCGCACAGTCGCCCGATCCACACGCACGTCTCGAAAACGTCAGCACCCACGGGCATCCCGTAGGACGCGACCATTTCGATCGCGATCACGTCCGCCACCAGCTCCCGCGTTTCGAGATCGCGGCGCAGCTGCTCGTTCGGCACCTTCCCGAAGACCAGCGGACGGCAGTCGTCGTCGATCACGCAGTACGCCGACTCGACGTTGCCAGGGTCGATCGCGAGGATGTTCACGACGCCACCTCGACGTCCTCGACGTCGTGCGCCGCGAGCCAATCTGCCAGCGAGTCATAAACCGGCGCATCGAAGTCCACGCGTGCCGCGTCGTACAAGCCGATCCGCTCTGCGATCCGCATCATCTGGTTCGCGAAACCCTCGCGCTCCATCGTCGCTAGAGCGCCAGCGCAGAACTGTGCCCGCGGGCCAGGAACCATGCGGGCCTCGTTGCGCGGGTCGACCACGGTCGTCTTGTGACATGTGAACGTGCTGCCCTGCCGAAGCGCCTCAGCGATCTCGCTCGCTCGTGCCGGCCGCAGATAGGGGTCGATGTCCGAGCGGAACGGGCAGCGTTTGCAGGGTGTGGTCAGGTCGTACTTCATACCCGCGCCTCCTTCGGATGCCCACAACGCCCACCGGCCGGCAGACGCCCCTTGTCGTTGCAATCGCGGCACTCGCGCCGAGCACGCTCACGCGACTCGCGCGCCTCGACCCGCTCACGCCGCGCCGCCTCCAGCTCGGCCCGCTGCGCAGCAGCACGCTCAGCCAGGGGAGCCAACACCGGCTTACGGGTGATCTGCTGCCAATGCGGACCCTGCATCGGGATCACGCCCGGCGTCCGGTTCATCGGATCACCCGCCGCTCGGACCGCCGCGATTACGCCGTCGACCGGGTCGCAGTCCGGCAGTCGCAGCAGCGCGGCTCGGACGCCCTGCGCGTCCCACTCGGGACGCAGCGACGAGACGAGATCGGCAAGATGCTTGATCTGGTTGGGATTCATCATCATTCGTCGCCCGCTTTCGTTGAGCGGGTGCCGCCGACCGCGCGCAAGCCTCGCGCGTTGCTTTCGTTAGATGATGAGGATTCAGAACCACCAGATTCGTAGTTAGGTACCGGGTCCGTAACCTGATCCGTAACCGTAACCATAACCTTGGGGTATCCCTCGGCTTGTTCGCCGTCTCGGGATACGGCATCCCTCCAAGTGGGGCATAGCGTATCCCTCACCTTGTTTTCCATGTCGAGATTCGCTATCTCTCGCTGGATAATCGCCAGCAACATAGGCGATGCCACCGAGCGGATCGCTGCCGCGATTGCCTTATGCCGCTTGGTGTTCTGGTAGCCGCCGTCATGGCGGATGAATGACCGGACCAGCACTTCGGAGGTCGACACGTCGACGCCGACGAACCGCTTGTCCGCCAGCACTTCAAGTGCGGTCATGATGTCGTCCGGGTGCTGCTGCGGGTTGGACGTGTAGCCCGCCCAGCGACGCTCTGCCAGCGTCAGGACTCCAGCAGACGAGATGTCTGGCTGGGTCACCAACGCGAAGTACAGCCATTGAGCTTCGATCGGTAGCGACGTGAAGTCGCCGTCTCGCCAGATCAACGACGAGATGCTGCCGTAGGCGCGTGTCACCTGGATGCTCCCTTCCAGTTCGGGCCTGGCTTATATATCTGGACTTCGTGCCCGCGCGCGGCGGGATTCGTGCTCGGCGTCGTGCGGCCTGCCTTGACGATCAGGCGGCGTTTGCACCACTCCTGGAACCGCTGCCCCGGCAGGCGCCGGTTCGAGACTCGGGAGAGCGCGTGCTGCATGTCGTTGGCCGAGAACTCCCGCATCCCCGAGACGAGGCAGGCGCGGATCGCCGTATCGATCAGCTCGACGTCGCTGATCCCGCTCGCTCCCGGCTCAGCCGACGCGATGGCGTGCACGCGGTTACCCTTCGGGCGGTTGCATGCGCGGCCGTCAGGATGCTCGAAGGCGCAGTACGTGTCATCCGGCGACACGAACTCGTGCGGGTGAGCGACCGGTCTCATGCCGACCTCCGCAGCGCCCTGGAATGCCCGTAGCACAGAGGAACTGCGGCGATCCGCTCGCCGGTGCAGCCTGGCACGTGGCACTGACGCAAGATCGACACGACAGGTGCTGAAGGCGTCGTGTCAACCGCCGTCCTCACTCCGACGCGCACTGTGCGCATCAACTGCTTGTAGTGCGTGTCGCAGAGGTTCTTTGCGTGCACTCGTGAGCGGCAGCCATGTTTCGCGCAGGTGGTTGTCTGCCGCGAGTAGGACCGCAAGGTCGGGGCGATCGAAGCCCCTCGTTCCATGCGGCGGTAGTGGCCTTTGCAGAGTCCGACTGCGCGAGCGGGTCGGTGGCATTGCAGGTGGGCGCAGGTTGTCATGTGATTGCCTCCGTGAATCCGCCGGCGTCGTCGAGGTACACGCGTCCGTAGACGAGCTGCACCGGGACGCACGCGGGGACGGGCTGTTCGCCGTTGACTCGGCTCGGGAGCACTTGGCCGAGCATCGTTGCTAACTGCTCGCCACCTTTGCCGTCTCGCTGCTGGTCATGGCAGGGACGGCACGCTGCGATGAGGTTGGACGAATGCCAACCGCCGTTGCGACCGGTCGCGAGTCGGTGAGCGGGGTCAGCGGCTTCGCGCTGCCCGCAGATCTCGCATAGACCGCCGTTGTTGTTGAAGCAGCGCATCCGTACCAGTAGACGCGCTTTCGTCTCGTCCCGTCGCTTCTCCCGCGACGTGCGGGACTTCGACTGCTTCCGTAGCGGCGTCACCGACACGAGCGGTGTGCGGCGCGGGATCGGTCCACCACGCTTCATCGCTTCCCCCTATGTAGTTATGAACGCGAGAACTTAGGGCGCGTACTTCGCCTCGATCCGGTCAGCCACCGTGTCCCGCTTGATCTCTTCGACCCAGCCCGCGTGAGCCGTCTTCTCAGCCATGAGTGCCTTGTTCCGCGCATCGAGGACGGCGGCGGTGACCTTGTACCGCTGGCAGGCATCAGCCACGCCGTCGTCGGCGTTGGCGACGTGCTCGGCCTTCGCTGCCGACGCCTTACCCTCTGTCATTGCTTGGAGAGCAGCGATCGCTTTCACGCGCCGGTACTCCGCTTCGGCGTGAGCAGCAGCGCGGGCCAACTGCTCGTAGGACTCGATCACTTCACCGGATCGCTTGATAGTGCCGCCGTATGTCAGGTTCTGTACGCGGGTCGCGGACTCGCGCATCCGAGCAATAGCGTCACTCATCAGCCAGCGTCGTTCTCAACTGCTGGCGGATCCTCCGGCTCGGGAAGCGGCGGCTCATCCAGCTCAGGTTCGACCGGCTCCGGTCGCTCGGCCGGCTTGCGCTTGATCGTCCGCTTCGGCTTCTCGGCCACCGACTCGTCGTCGGCGCCGTCCTGAATTTCCTCGGCAGAGTAGGGGAGTCCGAGCAGCACGTCCGAGGCGATCATGCGGCACAGTTCGGACGTGGCGCGAGCAACCAGCATCGCCTGCGGCTGCTTGCGCCAGTTGTCCTTCCCGGTCAAGTTGAGCCCCTTGGCTCGGTCGAGTGTCCACGTCGAGGTCTGCACTCGGTCAGATCCCTTGCGGCGCCCCGACACTTTCGCTCGAGTCGTGGTCGCTTCCTCGACCCAGACCTCGTGACCTCGGGACTGCACGAGTCCGCGAATCGCGTGAGCCCGCATCGCTGGCGTCCCTTGGATCACGTCGATCGACCGGAGTGCCGAGATCGGCTGCAACCCCAGCTCAAACCCGGCGAGGATCGCGGCCGTCACAAGCGCTGGCTTGCCCTGCATCGACTGCGGGACGAAGGGTGTCTGCGCGAGTGACTGCGCGATCCCGTTCGCCGCCCGCGCACCATTCGCCCACTCGACCAGAGCGGACGTGGACTCGGCCTGGTAGGCCTCACCCGGAGTGAAGGTGTCAAGTTCGGTCACGACGCCATCCCCACTTCCAGCGCCTCAGACACGTGGCGGTCCTTGAAGCCGTCGAGTTTGCGGCTCACGTAGGTGATGTGCCGGAAAACCTTCCAGCACTCGTCGGGATCCTGCACGCGGTACACGTCGTACCCGTCAGCGCGGATCCACACGGCCATGCACCCGAAGATCTCTAACTCGCTCACCGGCTTCTCGGTGCCCTCCGAGTCGAGGTAGTGCGTCATGTTCTTGTACGCCGCCAGCTGCAACGCAGTCTCGCCGAAGATCCCCGAGCGCGTGGTCTTCCAGTCGACCAGCCACCGCTTGCCGTCCGGCAGTTCCATGAGGTAGTCGAACGTGCCGCAGATCAGTTCGGTGCGGTGCCCGACAACCGTCTCGGTGAGGATGGTCTTCGGCTTCCACTCATCGAGGAACCGCGCGGCCGATTCGATGTGTCCGGCGATCTCGTCCGGCACGTCCACTTCTTCGCCGTGAGCCAGACGCTCGGCGAGGTCGTGAACCTCGGTGCCGCGCTTGCCGGCCTTGTCTAGTTCGTTCCAGCGGGCCTTCTTCAGCTTGTCGAGGCGCTGACTCGGGGTGAGTTCTTCGAGCTCGGTCCAGTGGTCGACCGCGTACCCGGCGGTCGTGTTCGCGGCCCAGTTGATCAGAGCCGGCTTCGGCACGCCGTTGTTCAAGATGGTGGTGACTCCATCGGCTTTCTTGCCGTCGATCTTGTAGTAGTGGCCGCGTCCGGCGTTGATTCGCTTGATACTCATGGCTTGCTCCAAAAGTCTCGGTCCGTCTCCGGTGTCGGGACGTCCATCGGGGTGAGCGGGTGCGCATCGATCGCGTCGTCGAACGAGTCGAACACCGGCACTTCGTACAGGCGCTCGGTGAGTTTGAACCGCTCGTACCGCTGCCGAGCGATACCCAACTCGTCGGGCCGCTCGGGCCGCACGAGAGCGAGCAGACGCGCTTTACTGGCGCGGAACCCTCGACTGCCGACCGTGGCGATTCCCCAGCCCTTGATGAGAGCGAGGACCGCGTGGTCGTCGTGGTAGCGGTTGTGGTTGAGGTCGAAGTACGCGTAGTAACCGCACTCACATGACTTCGAGGCCACGACATGATCAGCTGGCTCGCCGGTTGGCGGCTCGACTCCCACCACTGCGCGCTGCCGGACAACTCCACCAGGCGCGTGGCCGAGAAAGGCGCGATCGAATGCCTGCTGCATCGCACGAAACTGCGCAAGCTCTCGGTCGAACCGGGACTCTCGATAGCACTCGGCGATGTTCTCGCCAGGCGTGAAGATCGCCTCACTGATGTACACGCCGCGCAGTCGCCCACGCTCGTCAACACCGAACGCTCGAATTCCGGTCAAGTCGCCCGCGACGAACGCGCGGTCGCTGAACTCGCTCATGCCGGCACCGCCACGGGCTCTTCGACCGGCTCGTCGACGGGTTCGGGTGCTTCGATCGGTTCCAGCTCGACCTCACGCGGGTCGGTGCCGATGTCGCCAGCGGTGATACTCATGACTGTTCCTTCTGGTAGGTCCTCTGAATAGAGGGGGAAGCGTGCTCGGACACCGACCGCTCGTAGGCGTCGATTGCGGCCTGAGCCTCAGCGATCTTCCGTTCGACATAGGCGCGCCGCTCGGGCGACATGCGGCCCTTGCGTGCGTGGCGCCAGAACGCGCGCTCGACATACAAGTCGTCGCTCACGCCGCATCACCGGCCCGCTCGACGCTCACATGCCGCACCCACTGCCGGACCTTGCCGTCATAGACGATGTACGCCATTGCCCAATCCCCGACATACCTGGAGTTTCCGTGCGTTTGAAGCACGCCGGTGATCGTGGTGCCGTCCGTGTACTCCACCTGCACCTGGACACCGTCCGGGGTCCGGGCCAGCAGGTCCGTCATTTCGGGCCCGCTCAACAGTCGCCGATTCCGGCGCTGACAGTGACGACAAGCAGTCACGGTGTACCTCCCAGATTCGCGGGGCCAGCAGCCCACAGCAGGACCACGAAACCGACCACGACGACCGAGAGAGCGACGCCGATCTTGATCCACGCCTCAGTTGTCGTGTGCTCGGGCGCGGTCGGGTCGTAGTCGTCGGTCCGGGACGCCCCCGCGTCCTTGTCGCCCCGGACCGACAAGACAGGTGGATGCAGCGGAGGCAGCTGCTCGCTCACGCTGCACACTCCGCGAGCCACGCGTCGATGTCGCTGACGCGGTACCGCACACGAGCCCGGCTACCGTCGCCCAATCGATAGAACTGCGGGCCGAGCTTCTTGTGATGAGGCTGAGCAGACTCGCCCTGACGCGGCCACGTGAGCCGCCAATCAGCCATAGCCTGCTTCGTGATGCCGAGACGCTTCGCAGCCTCGGCAGTAGTGATGAGGTCGTCCATGACGCCTCCTTCTTGCTAGGTATATGTGGAATCTGCGTGCTCACGCCCGACTCGAACGGGCCGACCACCCACCGCTGCACCCGCTCGCCCAACCTGAGAATTGGGGCGGATCAACGCGGCACGCCACACGGCGTGATGGTGAGCAAATGGCCTGGATCGCCGCACCCGCCCGTAGCAAATAGGGCGGCACGCCGCACGACCGCTGTGGCCGAAACTTCTCGTTGCGCCCGCTGTCACCGGACGCCTTCCCGAACCGACTGCTAATCGGGGTCGGGGTACCAAAGCCGCCGTACCCTCCCGCGCCAGACACGTCTATGGATCGCGGGCCGCTTCAGCGACTCTTTCTCGATTGAGTTGTCAAGGTGCAGTGCGTGCCCTGCTCGGTCGCGAACCGACGCCGCCTAGAGCGGGGGAGGGCTTTTGAGGGAGCCCCCTAAGCCGCCCCGCGGCCTGACTGGAAGGCGTCGCGCGGGCGGTAATCGGTCGTGATGAGGTCCGGGTCAATCCGGTAAGCGGCAGCGATATCGGAGATCGCCTTGGCTGAAGCGCCTCGCAGGCCTGACTCGATCGCGCTGATCGTGCCGCGCTGGTAGTTCGCCCCGGTCGCTCCTGCGATCTCAGCGATGAGCTTGTCGAGGGTCCATCCGCGCATCTGGCGCAGGGCTTTGAGGGAAACGTGGGGCGGTGTCTTGATCGCCCGCTTTGGCCGGTGCTTTGGCATACCTGAACTCTATGGGCAAACCTGCGGCAAAGCAAGACCAAAGGTGCATGTTTCTGTTCGACTCACTGCTGAAATACCGTCATGTCATTCGAAATCGCCAGGTCAGGCGGCGGCTTAGGTTTGCCAAGCCCGGCTCAGGTTTGCCGAAAATTTCTGGCAAACTCTCAGGTGTGAGCACTGACGAACGCCGCAGGCGACTGGCCGATGCCGTGAAGGCTTACCGCGCGGCCCGCCCCTGGTACACCCATGACCGCATTAGGCAAGAGGGTGGGCCCTCCGGGCCTACCATCACCGCGATCGAGGCGGGCGACATAGTGAAGCCGTTCAGCATCCGTCGGCTAGAGGCAGCGCTGGGGTGGCCAGAAGGGCGAGCGGCCGAGGTTGCCGATGGGCGAATCGACATTCGCTGGTTCGACGAGTCGGCACCAGTGATCGTCGAGCCGAGCGGCCTCGAAGGATTCTCCGAATACGACCTGGCGATGGAGCTCGCTCGGAGACTCGCGCCGACAACGACGAGCGACGAGACCAATGTGAGCGCGTTCGACCGCCCACCGCGCCCCAACGTGTTCGCTGAACCCGAGACCGAGGCATCCCGCCAAGCCCCCGACGACGGTGGCTACTGGCGCAGCGACAAGCGCATACCCGAAGACCTTCCCGCAGCTGCGGCTGAAGGGCACGGCGGAGAGGAAGACCCGGTTCGCCGGCGTAAGCGCGAGCTGGACGAGGCCGGGGAAGAGTCGCAGGACGACGGAGGCGCAGAGTGAGTGAGACCAGTGGTGGTCAGCCTGATGCCAAGATCGTCGACTCGCTGACGCTTCGCTTCACGGGCAAGGACGACGACGGTACACAGTTGCATGAACTGCGCGCCGCTCACGTGGCGCAGGTATTGCAGGGGCTCGTCGGCATCACGAGCGACTTCGACAAGGCGGGAGTGTTCCACGACGAGGGTCCGAGTGGGAGCGAGGTGCTCGTCCGGCCCGCCGAAGAGGGCTCGTTCATTATCGAGATCGTCCGCGTAGTGACTGAGAACTGGGAGGTTGTCACCGCCGCTGGCATCCCCACGATGGGGCAGATCATCTGGTGGGCGACCAGATCCGCGCGAGCCGAGGTGGAGGACTTCGAGCACCAAGAGGACGGCAGCGTCAAGATCAAGTGGCAAGACAAGACCGTCGATGAGGTTCCCGCGCGGGTGTGGGAAGAGTTGAAGGTGAGGAAGCCTCGGCGGAAGAAGCAGCTTCGGGAGATCATGGCTCCTCTCAGTGACCCTCGCGTCAAGACACTCGATGTTACGGACGACCAGGATGCTGACACGGCAGCCAGCGATGATGCGCCCGAGACCTACACGTTGACCCGGGCAGATTACGACGCAGTCAAGCCTGAGGACGAGATTAAGCAAACGGAAAAGACCTTCGAGGTCGAGGCACAGATGGCAGCCGTCGACTTCGACAGCTCAGAACGGTGGCGCGTCAAGACCTCCGACGGTGCAAGTCGGGCGGTTACAGTGGAAGACGAAACCTTCCTAGCACGGATAGCGAACGGCCTCGCGATCCGCAAAACTGACATCTTCCGATTGCGGATTCGAGAGGATCGGACGGTCACGAACGGTCGAACGTCCACGAAGTGGGTCGTTTTGAAGGTTGAGAATCACCGGAGGTCAGTAAATGACGATGGCGACTCGTCGAATGAGGTCTCGCCTCCGTCTTGACGTCCCAAGCCTGCTGCTGTTCATGATCGGCTTGGCGTGCGGAGCTTTGGCCTATGTACTCATTACTTATGAGCAGTACAACGCCTTGATCATGGTTCCCGGTGTCGCTGCCGCTACGACCGGCCTCAGTCACTTGTTCAAGCGTGAAGCAGATAGATAGCGCTTGTCACCACCATCGCTTACAGTCCAGCCATGACAGCAGCAGCGCACCCGTGGAGAGACGCGCGGGACCACGGACCCCGGGTCGATATCCGGTGGCACTTCGGCGGTGACGCGGCCAATGTCACCTGGCACGGTGACGACAGCGTGACGATCAGCCTCGACAAGACCGCCGGCCAGGCCGAGCGCCGCTGCACGCTCCAGCACGAGCTGACGCACCTGCGGCGGGGGCGTCCACCGATCGGCGTCGCCGCTAAGCGCGCCGAGGAAGCGCGAGTGAGGGCAGAGGCAGCGCGGCTGCTGATCCCGTTCGACACGTTGGTCGAGGCGGCTCGGTGGACATCGAGCTGGCACGAGATGGCCGAGTACTGCTGGGTCGACTACCCGACGATGCGGAACCGGCTTGCGACGTGCACAGACGAGGAAGCCGCTGTGTTGCGGGAGATTGACGGGGAGAGGCACCCATGACCTACCCGCCGCCGAACTACGGCCCGCCCAGGCCGGGGCCGTATCCGCCGCAGTACGGGCCGCACGCGGGCCCGATGCGACCGCCGCAGTACGGGCCACCGCCTCGGTACGCCGTACCGCAGGCGCCCTACGGCTACTACCCACACCAGCCGCCCAGGCCGCAGCTGTCGCACGCGCTCACGATCGCGATGTTCATCGTCGCGGTGCCGTGCCTGCTGTCCTTCGTACTGCCGATCTCCAGCGACGCCTACGGCAACTCCGTCAACGGCGTCCAGAGCCTCGAGTTTTGGTTCGCTGACAATGTGAACTTCGCCGGGAACATGCTCGGCGCCGCCATCATTCTCACGTTCCTCACGGGGGTCAGTCACGTGAGCCACGGCTTCCAACGCGTCGTGATGGGCCGCAAGAACGCCGGCATGGTGTGGTCCGGGCTGATCCTGTCCGGGCTCGCTGTCGTCGCCGTGCTGATCGGGTTCATCTTCCTCGCCAACCAGGGCATCCTGTCCGGTGGCGGAATCGGGTTCTGGCTCATGGTGATCGGCGCCCCGGCCGCGTTTGGTGTCGCGCTGTGGGCCGTACTAGAGGGGGACTAGATGCTGACCGAGCGCGATATGGCGATCCTGGACATCGCCGGGCGACACTACCGGTACAACGGCGCGCTGGAGCGTGACGTCAAGGCCGAACTGGACATGGGCGGCACACACTTCTTTCAAGCGCTCAACCGCTTGCTAGACGACCCGGATGCGCTGGCTTACTCGCCTGTCGTCGTCAACCGGTGGCGTCGGCAGCGCGTCGAGCGGCAGCGGGCGAAAGATCCGAGGCGGCTCGGGATCGCGTGAGCGGTATCCAGCCCTACGAGTCGACCAAAGGCCGCAGGTACCGCGTCCGGTACAAACGCCCGGACGGCAGATGGACCAGCAAACGCGGCTTCGCGCGCAAGAGCGACGCGCAGGCCTGGCTGGACTCCCAACGCACCGCCGTCCGCTCGGGGGAATGGGTGGACCCGCAGCGCGGGAAGGTCACCGTGGGTGAGCTCGGGGAGGCGTGGCTGGACCGTAAGAAGCACCTGGCGGCGTCAACCCAGCGGGCACTGCGGATCTCGTGGGAGAAGCACGTCAAACAACGGTGGGGCGGCGTCCAGCTCGCGCACGTCCACGGCCCCGACATTCAGACCTGGGTGTCGGGCATGACGTGCAGCCCGACGACGGCGATCCGCGCGCTCGACGTACTAAGAGGCGTGCTTGACGATGCGGTCGCGGAGAAGCGGATACCGACCAACCCGGGCGCGGGAGTGCGCCGGCCGAAGAAGGTCCGCAAACCGAACCGGTACCTGACTGCCGACGAGCTGCAACGCCTCGCCGACAAGGCCGGCGAGCATCGGACGTTCGTGCTCATCCTCGGACGGCTCGGGCTGCGGTGGGGTGAGGCTGCGGCGCTGCGAGTGAGCGACTACAGCCCGCCGTTCCGCCGGCTTGTCGTCGCGCGGTCCGCCTCCCGGATCGGCGCTGACGTGATCGAAGGCCCGACGAAGGGGCGGAAGGTACGGACGTTGACCGTGCCCGAGTCGCTGGCGGCGATGCTCGACGCGGCTGTGGCTGGCCGTGGGCCGAGCGAGCTGATCTTCCCCGGGCCGAAGGGGCACATGACGATCCCGAACCACGAGCGGAACTGGTTTCAAGGGGCACGGCGCCGAGCCGGGTTGGAGCGTCTCACGCCGCACGACCTGCGACATACTGCCGCATCACTGGCAGTGCAGGCCGGGGCGAATGTGAAGGTGCTCCAGCGGATGCTCGGGCACGAGTCGGCCGCTGTCACGCTCGATCGGTACGCGGGCCTTTTCGACACGGACATGGCCCAACTGGCCCACCGTCTTGACGAGCATTGGCCAAATCTTGGCCAGCCCGGCGCCGACCAGCCCTCGACGGCGAATAAAAATAGCCCCTCACCAGGCGGTTAA